TATCTTAATGATTGGTGTAATCTTTGCATTTATCATACACTTAGAAGTCAAAGTGTCTTCCTTAGTTTCTATGATGGAAGAACATGTCAGAATAGACGACAGACTTTGTGATATTTCTAAAAAATTAGACGAAACCCACTAGACAAAATCTAACATAGATACTATAATGTATATAAACATTATGGAGAAGTGTTATGTCATTTATTAAAGACTTAGTGAAATCCTCGGGAAACGAGTATGCAAATATTGTTTCTGAAGGGGTTGCAGCTGGGGACGTAGATACCTTTGTTGATACAGGTTCTTATGTCTTCAATGCATTACTCAGTGGTTCACTTTATGGTGGACTTCCTAAAAACAAAATTACTGCAATCGCAGGTGAATCAGCAACTGGTAAAACATTCTTTGCATTAGGAATGGTCAAACAGTTTCTAGAAGATAATCCCGAGTCTGCAGTTATCTACTTCGAATCTGAATCTGCAATCAGTAAACAAATGATTGAAGAGAGAGGAATCGATTCAAACAGAATGGTTATCGTGCCTGTGGTCACTGTTCAAGAATTCAGACAACAGGCAATATCTATACTTGATAAGTATTTGGAAACTCCAAAAGATAAAAGACCACCTATGATGATGTGTCTTGATTCACTTGGAATGTTATCCACTACTAAAGAAATCGAGGATACTGCAGCGGGTAAAGAAACTCGTGACATGACTCGTGCTCAAGTTGTTAAAGGTGCATTCAGAGTTCTAACACTTAAGTTGGGACGTGCTGGTGTTCCTATGATTGTGACTAATCACACTTATGACGTGATTGGTTCAATGTTCCCACAAAAAGAAATGGGTGGTGGAAGTGGTTTGAAATATGCAGCCTCTTCAATTATCTATCTTTCAAAGAAGAAAGAAAAAGAAGGAACAGAAGTCATTGGAAATATCATTCATTGTAAGAATGCAAAATCAAGACTTACAGTTGAGAACAGAATCGTAGACGTAAGATTGTCATACGATAGTGGTCTTGATAGATACTATGGTCTTTTAGACCTTGCACTTGCAAGTGGTATCTTCAAGAAGTCTTCAACAAGAATTGAATTACCAAATGGTAAAACAGAATTTGGTAAAACTATTAACAACAACCCCGAGAAATACTTTACAGACGATGTAATGGAAAGACTCGAAAAAGTAGTAGAAGGATACTTTAAATATGGAAACGAGAATAGAACAGACGATACTCAAGAATCTGATTCAGAGTGAAGAGTTTGCACGAAAGTGTGTCCCATTCATTAAATCGGAGTATTTTGCCGATACTGAAGAAAGAACTATATTCAATGAAATATTTGAATACTTTCAGAAGTATACTAAACCACCAACAGTAGAAGCACTTCTCATAAACCTTGATAACAATACCTCATTAAATGAGAATATTGTAAAGGGTTCAAAAACTATTGTTGATAAAATTGGTAAAGAGAAAGACCAAACCCCTAGTGATTGGTTAATAGACGAAACAGAGAAATGGTGCAAAGATAGAGCAATCTATATTGCAGTCATGGACTCTATCGAAGTTATAGATAAAAAATCACAAAGGTCTACTGGTGAAATACCCGAGTTATTGAAGGACGCACTTTCCGTGTCCTTTGACACTCATATTGGACATGACGTGTTAGAGGATACAGACGAAAGGTTTGAGTTCTATCATACGGAAGAAGAGAAGATTCCTTTTGATTTAGAATACTTCAACAAAATTACAAAAGGTGGTTTACCTAATAAAACACTTAACATTGTTCTTGCTGGAACAGGTGTTGGTAAATCATTGTTTATGTGTCACCAAGCAAGTTCTTGTTTAATGATGGGTAAGAATGTATTATACATTACACTAGAAATGTCAGAAGAAAGGATTGCAGAAAGAATTGACTCTAACACTATGAACATTCCTATGAAAGAACTTCCCGATTTGTCTAAGAAAATGTATGATAAGAAGGTTGAAAAACTTAAAAACAAAACAAAAGGTAAATTGATTGTCAAAGAATATCCAACTGCAGCTGCTCATGTTGGACACTTCAGACACTTATTACAAGAATTGGATATCAAAAAAGACTTTCAACCCGATATCATTTTCATAGATTATCTAAACATATGTGCTTCCCATAGAATCAGGCCAGGCAGTGGTGCAAACTCATACACATTGGTGAAGAGTATTGCAGAAGAACTCAGAGGTCTTGCAGTCGAATATGACGTTCCATTGGTAAGTGCAACACAAACAACCCGAAGTGGTTATGGTTCCACGGATATTGGACTCGAAGACACTTCGGAATCTTTTGGACTGCCTGCAACTGCAGACTTAATGTTTGCATTGATTACTAGTGACGAACTAGAAGAACTAGACCAACTCGTAGTAAAACAGTTAAAGAATAGATACAATGACCCTACAATCTTCAAAAGATTTGTGATTGGTATTGATAGAAGTCGTATGAAACTCTATGATTGTGAACAAGAAGCACAAGAAGAGTTATTCGATAGTGACGATTATGATGACGATACACCAGTGTTTGATAGAAACAGAGGTGCAGAAAAATTCAATGATTTTAAAGTTTAAAAACCCACTTTACAGGACACATAAATAATGGTATACTGGTAAGTTAGATTATGAAAAAGACTCTTAAAAGTCAAGACGTGATATCCTCTATCTCTAAGAAGATAGAATTAAAGAAGGCCTTAAGACAGGCACGTTCTGATAAAGACAAGAAAGAAATCGATAAAATATCTAAAAAAATTCATAAAATAGAAACAAAATTGTCTTCCTCACCCCTCTCAAAATCCTAAATAATAGTATAAAATCACGGAGATATTATGTCTAGAGCAGACTCAAAAACAGCACTGCAAACTAAAATTGCAAATGTGCAAAAAAATATTGATTGGGAAACCAATGTCAATGGTGATTACAACATGGTTGAAACTTCTAATCCTTACAGTTCAAGGGTTGACTACACTGGTATAGACGGATATAAAGGTTGGTTAATACAGTGGCAGTCTGCAAACTCAGGTGTTAGTTATGACGAAAGTTTTACATTTACTGATAATGCATGGGACGATAAGTCAGATGACGAAAGAAATCAGTGGTTTGCACATGCACACAAAGAACGTGTGACAGACGCAGTTGTTCCTAACGTTGACGGATTAAACACTCAAAAAGCAACATTACAAACAGACCTTGACGATTTAATCGCAGGTGAAGACGCTGGTGATGTTGACCAAGTTTCAGGTTAAAAATTCCCATAAATAGTAGTAATACCACCAAGAATGTGGTATAATTACTATTATGGGTGCAAAAAATCTACATTTAGAACACTTAGAAGACGAAATCATCAATCAAGGTATTGACGGAGGTCGTGGGGCTATAAACTTCTTACAAGGTCTTAGGGACATGTTGAAGGGTAATTCCAATTCAGGTGTTAATATGACTGTAAAGTGGGACGGAGCTCCTGCTATCTTTTGTGGATTACACCCCGAAACCAATCAATTCTTTGTTGCAAAGAAATCACTCTTTAACAAAGAACCCAAATATTACACTTCAGAATCAGAAATCAAAAATGCAAGTGAGTTATCAGGAACACTTCAGGAAAAGTTCTTGACTTCATTCCAGTGTTTATCTAAACTATCTTGGAATACAATACTTCAAGGTGATTTAATGTATACCAATGATAAGAAAATGCAGAAGATTGACGGGAAATCCTTTGTCACATTTCAACCTAATACAATCATGTATGCAGTTAATACAGAGTCAGACTTAGGTAAAAAGATTGCAAAATCTAAAATGGGAATAGTGTTTCACACTACTTACACTGGTGGAACTATAGAAGACTTATCTGCAAGTTTCGGTGCTAACATATCCAAACTAGGAAACAGTTCAGACGTATGGATTGACGATGCAACTTATAAAGATGTCAGTGGTAAAGGTTCAATGACTGCAAAAGAAACACTTGCACTTACACAAGAGTTATCTAAAACAGGTAAAGCTTTCCATGGAATCAAAAGAAAAGACTTGACTAAGTTCATGGAAATACAAGGTGAGATACTTAGAAAAGGTTCAGGTGCAAGTTATAAAACATATTGTAATACACTTATCAGAGGTGGTTCATACAAACCAACTTACGAAGGATATATGAAACACTTCGAAGGATATTGGGAAGAGAAAGTAGTTGGTAAAGTAAAACAAGAGAAAACAAAGGCAATCAAAAGAGAAATCGGTGAACAACTTTATAACGAACTCAGAAGTTTAAAGAAAATGATTCAGAATCTTACTTCATTTATGGGACACTTAGTCGTTGCAAAACAACTTATCATAAATGCACTAAATAGAGTAAAGAGTATCGGAACTTTCAAAAAGACTGCTAATGGTTTCGAAGTGGTCAATCCCGAAGGATACGTTGCAATCGATAAAACAGGAAGTGCAGTCAAACTCGTAGATAGAATGGAGTTTGCATACAATAACTTTACTGCACAAAAGAATTGGGATAAGTAATGAAAACGTTTAATGGATTTTTAGTAGAAGCAAAAGATAAAGGTGCAGTATTTACCTTTGGTCGTTTCAATCCACCTACTACAGGTCATGCAAAGTTAGTAGATAAACTTAAAAAAGAATCAAGAGGTGATGACGTTCTGTTGTTCACTTCACACTCCAACGACAAACAAAAGAATCCACTCAATCATAGAGATAAAATTAAATACCTTAGAAACTTCTTTGGAAAGATTGTTGCAGACGTAAACGCAAGAACAGTATTCGAGATTGCAACAGAATTACATAAAAAGAAATACACTAGAATCAAAATGGTTGTTGGGTCAGATAGAATAAGAGAGTTTGATACACTACTAAACAAATATAATGGTGTAAAAGCAAGACACGGATTCTATAAGTTTGACGAAATCAATATTGTATCTGCTGGTGAGAGAGACCCTGATGCAGATGATGTCAGTGGAATGTCTGCAAGTAAACTCAGAGGATATGCAGAAGCAGGTGACTTTGATAATTTCAAACAAGGTGTTCCAACCAAAAACAAAGGACTGATTCAGAAACTTTATAACGATATCCGTAAAGGAATGGGTATTGCAGAATCAACACTACCACACTACATGGTAGAAGATTTGATAGACGAGGGTGTTTACGACCCAGGCACCTTTAAAGCAGTTTTCCTAATGGGTGGGCCAGGCAGTGGTAAGTCAACAGTTGTGAAAAAACTAGGGTTGACTGCACTTGGTTTAAAAATGGTCAACACTGATAAAGCATTCGAAACAGGATTAAAGAAAGCAGGATTAGGATTAGATTTAAGAAACATGCCTGCAGATTTACGTGACCCAATTAGAAAACGTGCAAAAGATATCACCAAAAAGAATATGGATTCATATATCAACAACAGACTTGGAATGATATTTGACACTACAAGTGCCGATTCAAACAAGATTAAGAACTACAAAAAAATGTTAGATAAAATCGGATACGAATACAAAATGATATTCGTTAGTGCAAGTCTTGAAAATGCACAAAAGAGAAATGAAATGCGTGCAAGAAAATTACCACCTGAAATAGTTAAAAAGGATTGGGAAGCTTCTAGAAAAAATGCAGATTTATTTAAATCTATGTTTAAAAAAGATTTTGTTGAAGTGACAAATGACGATGATATTGGAACACTAGAGAAGAAAGCAAACAAACTCTATGCAAGACTATTAGGTTGGTCTACTTCATTCCCTAAAAACAAACTTGCACTTGCATGGAAACAAGCAGAGTTAGACGCAAAAAGGTCATAAATAGTAGTATGTTAGAAGATTTAAGAGAAAAATTACGTAAAACTCAACAGGATAAAGATATCGAGGGCAAGAAAGGTTCTCAACCTAAGAAGTATTACGCAAAAGACGCTGACGGAGACGAAATGTCTAAATCTACAAAAGACAAACGTGCAGCTCATTTCCAAAAAAACAAAGACAAAGAAGGTGAGGACGCATTCAAACCAGCACCAGGCGATTCACAAGCAGATACAAAACCTTCACAACACACTAAAAAGTATAAGAAAATGTTCGGAGAAGGTGCAGCCGATAAATCTTTACAAAAGAAAGCAGATAAGAGTGGAATGCCTGTAGGTATTCTAAAACAAGTCTACAAACGTGGAGTTGCAGCTTGGAAAGGTGGTCACAGGCCAGGCACTACACCCGAACAATGGGGACATGCACGCGTTAATTCTTTTGTGACTAAATCTAAAGGAACATGGGGTGGTGCAGACCAAGACCTTGCAAAGAAAGTTCAAGGTAAATCAGAGTCAATCGAAGAAGCAGTTGATATCAAAAAGGCACTTAAGAAAGTTAAAGGTCTTACTAGAAAACAATTAGAAGTGTTATCAACAATGAACACTACTCAGATATCAGTTGTTGTCAATCAATTATCTTCACTTGTTATGAGTGAAGCAATAGAAGAAGGTAAACTTGTCACTGATTGGAGAAGTATCTTAGAATACATTTTCAAAAACATAATGAAAATGGTTGAAAAAGAATATGAAAAGAATCCCGAAAAGGGAGTCGGAATGATTAACCAGTTAGGTTCATATGTTAAAATGAAAGTCACTGATAAGAAACAAGAGAAAGGAAAACTATTCCTAAAGTTTGGTGATAACATACAAGAAGACGCTGCAGTTGACGCTGCAAATCTAAAAGCAAAACAGGTCGAAGAACTTGAGAGATTAAAGAAAAGACACGAAGAAGAGTTAGAAGCACTTACTGATAGACACGAGAGAGAAACAGAGAAGGTCAATCAACAAAAAGAAAAAGAAACACTAGACAAACAGATTCAATCAAAACGTGATGCAGAAAGAAAGGCTGCAGAGAAACAAAACACAAAAGAAGAAAGAGATTATAAAAAAGAGTATGCAGATTATCACTCTAAACCCGAACAAATCAAAAGACGTGCAAAAAGAAATGAAGCACGTAGAAGTCTCAAAGATAGAAAAGACATAAAAGGAAAGGACGTTCACCATAAAGATAACAATCCTATGAATAATGATAAGTCTAATCTTTCAATTGTATCACAAAACTACAACAGAAAGGAACCAAGACTAAGAAAATTGAAAGAGAAAGGACTACTTCCAAATGGCAGGAAATAAACACGACAACGGAGTTCACGAACAGGGAACAGACGAAACTAGAAAAGCATATCAAGAAGATACGCCTGGTCAAAAAGTAGAGAAATACGTCAAAGAGAATCAAAAAGCATATCATAATTCAAAGAAAACATTCTCTCAAATTGCAATAAACGAAACACTAGATACACTTCAACAGGAAAAAACTAACATACTCGATAATCCATTTCGTTTGGGTTCAACGATGTATTTTGAGACAATTAATGAAGTCCGTAGATTAGTTG